AACGGTAACCTCTTCTCTGATGCTGGACTTTCATCTGCTGTAGCAACTGGTGGTTCTGCTGTTGGTGCTATTGAAGTTGTTCTTCCTTCTTCTGGTGGACATGGTTCTGACCATGAAACAGAATTGAATGGTAAGCGTGTTATGACGAACATTCGTCTAACATATGCTGAAGGTCAAGGTGACTTCCCTGTAGACAACGATTTCCGTAGAATTGGTATTGTTTCTGATCCTTATAACTACGGTACAACAACTTTCGCAACTGCTGACACATTATCTGGTCTAAAAGCAGTTAAGATTACTGGTGCTTCTGCAGACTTCTCTGTTGATGAGAAGATTACTCAGACTGTAACTGGTGGTACTGCACAAGGTACAGTTGTTTCTTGGACACTTGATAGTGGTTCTACAACTGCTGGTGTTCTTAAGTATATCCAAACCTCTGATGCACACACTGATCAAGGTGTTGTAAGAGCATTTGAGTCTAATGGTTCTAATGCTATTAGTGGAGAGACTTCTACTGCTTCTGGTAACGTTAATACCTCTTATAGTTCTGCATTACTAGGTGTCACTTTCGCAAGTGGTCTAGCTAACCCAGAAATCGAAAATAACTCTGGAAACGTGATTTACGTTGAGAACAGAAGACTAATTACTCGTGCTCCAGACCAAATTGAAGACATCAAACTAGTTATTGAGTTCTAACATCCTCGGATCTCTGCTAAATACTTCAACGAGAATACTAGTATTATTGGCGGAGTACGATGCCTCAGAAGACTAACTTAAATGTAAGCCCTTACTACGAGGACTTTGATGCGAACAAGAATTTCTATAAAATTCTTTTCCGTCCTGGTTACTCTATTCAAGGCAGAGAATTAACACAGGTTCAATCTATTCTACAGAATCAGGTTGAATCTTTTGGTAAGTATGCTTTTAAACAAGGCGAACTTGTCATACCTGGTGAAGTAGGATTAAATACGAAATTAGATTACGTAAAATTATCGTCTGTTTCTGAGGTTGCTGTCTCGGAAGGAGACGATATTGTTTATAAGAAATATGATATTTCACAACTAATCGGTCAACAACTGATTGGTTTAACTTCTGGTGTCAAAGCTACTATTCTCGCAACAACTTTAGCAACAGATTCTACTGCTGATACATTGTATGTTAATTACATCAATAGTGGTAGTTCAAATACAGAACCAACCTTCCGTCAAGGTGAAACTCTAGAAGTTGTTGATGGTATTAATACACCACTTCTAGTTGTTGGTACAGATGGTAGTGTTCTACCTACTAGTATTAAAATAACAAATCCAGATACCCTAGAAGTAACTTCTTTAGAAAGTTCTGCAATGGGTTATGGTTCTGCTGTTAAGGTAGAAGAAGGTATTTACTTTGTCAATGGTTACTTTGTTCGTTGTAATCAAGAACTATTAGTTATTGATGAGTATTATGATAAACCATCAGCAAAAATTGGTTTTACAATTAAAGAAGAAATTGTAACTCCTGAAGAAGATCCATCTTTATATGATAATGCAATAGGATCATCTAACTATACTGCACCTGGTGGACATAGATTAAAAATCTCTTTAACGTTAAAAGAGTTTGCTTTAAATGCAATTACTGACAAAAACTTTATTCAACTTCTTACTGTTTCTAGAGGACAAGTACAAAGTAAGATTTCTACTACAGACTTTAGTGTTTTAGAACAAACTCTAGCACGTAGAACATTTGATGAATCAGGC